TGAGTATTAACACATTACTAAAACTTTCTTTTATATTGCCACTATCTTTATGATATTTTATAGCGTGGTTTACATTTATATTGGCTGTAGTGTAAGGCGTGTCTATTAACCTATAATCATCATTTACTTTTTCCCTAGCTTGTTTTAAATCATGCTCATAAAGTTCAGGCAAATGTTTTTTATATATACCACAAAGCGTTTTTTGAAATGTAAAAAGTTTATTAGTGTTTGTTTTTTCTTCACTTGTCTTGTTGCTGAACCTGCAAAAGTCATTTCTTAGTGCTACTCTTGGCAATGCACCAAAGACGCTGCTTTTTGTTGGCAATGTATTGGCACGATAAGTTTCAACATATTTAGTGTCTTTAACTGATTCCCTTACATAGCTTAAAAGTTCTTTATCTACATTTACATAAATACCGATGCACTTACCACCTATATAAAACGCTGTGTCTTTTTTTATTACACAATCAAAATGTTCTTTAATAGGTGTAGTTTTTAATAAACCTTTACAGTCTTCGTATTTAGTTAGTTCATACCTTTTCATTTTCTATTATTTTATATATTAAAGCCCTATAATCCTCACATTTATACTTTGATAATAATATTTCAAGTTTTTCTACTACTAACGAAAATTCTTCACTTTCAAAGGGTATCGTTATATTTTTTATTTTAGCATCTAAAAATCTTCCTAATTTTTCATCTAAGCTATTTATACTGTAATCTGTTTCATTACTCACA